CCTTTAATTCCAATATTGCCTGGAAGTATTGGTACTTTAATTGACTGAAATCCTATAACAGAACCAGATATATAATGTAATGAACCACCTACTCCTGTATCTCCATTCATATTTATTTCAAAAACACTTATTGATGTAGAAAAAGTTTGTGTAGTTGCAGACTTACGAGTGTAATCATGTATTTCTTCTATTTCACCTTCTTCGTTAATATAAGAGTTATATAATAATCTTACATCATCTTCTAATATAGCCATATCATATTCCTCCTTTTTAATATAATCCTAAATAATTCTTACATAATACTTTACCATTTTCTAATATAACTGAATCATAATTACCTAATGACTCTATTAATGCCTTTGCATCCTCTACTACTATAGCTTCATAAGATATAATACCACTAGTAGAAGTGTTTAATCTTATAGTTTTAGTATTTATCATATTGAAATATGCTAATAACTCATTATAGTTCATCATTATTTCTGATAATGGAGCTTTATTTAAAACTATTATATCACTTAATGCAGTAGTATTAATCATAATAGAATTTATTTCTATTATATTCTTAGTAGTTTCTAATGCGAAACTATTTCCTGGTGTTACTATTGTATAAGTATATGAATTATAAAATGGTAATTGAGTCTTATCTTCTACAGTCATTAATTCATTAAATATATTATTGACAGATTCATCATAATATGTTGATAGTAATGAATCAGATAATGTAGTATCAGAATCTAGTCTAAAGAATTCTAATCTCATAGCCTTTTTAAAATCTGTTATATTCATTTAAAACTCCTTATTATAATTTGTAATTATCTAATGAATTAGATGATGGTATTTCATTTATATGTGTATTAATTATTTCTTGACTAAATTGAAAATAATATTTATTGAATAAACTCATGTATGTATCATTCTGTTGTAAGATACCTTTAACGTAATTGATTATCATTCCTTCGATATTTATATTATCGAACTCATATGAATCAGTAAATGAATCTAAAATATAATATAATGATATATTCCAATCAGTATTATTAACTGGTAGATTAGTATACATCTTAAAATCAGATCCTGAAATATTATAATAATATGATGGTTTGTGTATATATAATAAATCATCTACACTTCTAGTATTAATTAATTGTTTTCTATTATCTAGTACTGTACCATTTAAACTATTTACTATCACTCTGTGTGGTTTAATAACTAATGGTAGGTTAAATGTTAATAGTCTTTTAGATGAATCATATGCTGTAGCTGATGATAGTGTAACAGCTGTTGACAGATGATCTGATTCAGTATTACGTACACCAGTAATTATCATATTTAATACATCTGTAATAGTAAATTGAATATTATTATTATTCAATCCTAAAACTGATAATTCTCTAATTAATCTATTCTTTATTTGTTTTAGAGTCATTTCTAAATCTCCTTTTTATTATATAGACACAAAAAAAGGGGATGAATTAGTTCATCCCCGTTTAATATATTATAATTATATTATTAATTCATAGTATAAATTATTTCTTCTTCTCATTATAAAGTGCAATGATATTTTTCTTAAGATCTTCTAATTTAAAGAATTTGGGATTCTTATTTCCACCTAAGTCTGTGTAAACATCTATTAGTTCACCTTTAGTAAAATTATTAATCTTAGAAATATAATCTGGATCATTTGACACTTCTTTAATTTCAGCAACTCCACAATCTATAATATTGAATTTTCTTTTCTTTATTTCTTCATATGAAGATATTTTCAAATTAGTATTAGCATCTATTGCTTCTCTTCTTACGAATTCTGATTCTTTAATACCCTTTAGTAATGCTATGACAGCAACTGGTATGTCAACTTCTTCACCATACATAATCATATAATTCTTTCCATTAAGACATACTAGTACATCATTAGAATTATCATTAGAATTACTAAATCCTCTTTCTACTATTACTCTTCTATATTCGTTTGACATAATTTATTTCTCCTATTTATTAATTTAGTAGTTATATTATTTTTACTATTTTGTACCTTTAGATAATATAGTATTAGAAGTTAAAGAACTGTTCTCTAACTTCTAATTTAACTATATAATTCGAAGATTTGCAACTAGTATATTTAAAAATATAATATATCAGTTACTATGTATTAATTAGTTGTTACTTTGTAGCACCAGACTTAAATACTATACTTTTCTCAATATAGAGCATTATTGATGCGTATCTAACTTTCCATGCTACTGACATAACTTGATTCAATTCATCTGCATACCCAAGAGGTTTAACTATCATCTGAATATTACCATTATTAAGTTTAACTCTACCATATGCATCTTTACCTATTACATAAGAATAATAAACATCTACTTTTGCTGCTGAAGTAGTTCTTAGTCCAGTAGAACCTATTGCTCCTCCACCGTCAGGAACTATAGTACAATCAGTTTCTTTGACCCATCTGATATCATCAGTTGAACCAAATTCACCATCCATAATAACTTTAGCTGAACCATACTCTCTAGTTGAGAAAAAGTTAGATAACTTTCTAATATCTTTAGCTACGTGAGGATGACATATTCCAACAAATGATGGTTCAATAGCAGTTGTATTAAAGTTAGTAGAACCAGGTATATATTCTGTAACTTCATCTACGTTATTAGCTTCAAGAGCTGATAATACTTCTAATGTATCATTCTGACTAATAGCTGATACAATAGCGTCTTCTGTAGCAACACTATTAGCACAAATTACGTTAGTATTAGCATCTAATGTAGCTCTAGTTATCTGATTAAGAGTTCTACCAGCCTGTTCACCACATTTTTCACTAGCGATCTGTACCAAATTTTCTGCATCATCTTCTTCATCAATATCAGTAAGTGGTACATATGAACCATACTGTTTAATTGTAGCTGTTACTGTACTTGAACTTAAATTAGTAGCTGCTGGTGTAACACCTTCATCTACTGGAGTTGTTGCTGGTGCGAAGTTAGGGAATTTTCTAAATTTAGCTACAGCATTAGTACCTTTAGAAGATACTACTACTTCTTTACCAAATTTAAGAAACTGTTTCATGTTGATTAATGGTTTAGCCAACATTTTGTCAAATACTACATTCCAACTGAAGTCATTCATGTTTGTTCTCATTTTATAATTCTCCGTGTTTTTTAATTATTGAAGCCATTCTTGATTAAATCAGTCCAATTAAGGTTTGGCTTAACCTTAGAATTAAACTCTGTCATAGACATGTTAAGAATATCTTTATCCTTAGAGGAACTATTAGAACTATTAGAAACTACTGTTGATGATTTCTGAATAAATGGATTCTTTTTCGAAACTGGTTCTGATGTGTCGTTTCTTTTAGAATTAGTAGTCTTATTACTAACTGGTTCTGATGTGTCGTTAGCGAAATAAGTCTCATATATATTCTTATAGAAGTCATGTTGTTTCTTAGAGTTCCGTCCTAATGATATTTCCAGTTCAGGATTAGAATTAATAACATAATCTATAATTTCATTAAATTTATTTAACTGTGTACTATTTAATGATGTTTCTATATTATCTATATATTTATTTAATTTCTGTTCTTCTAATTGATTCTCCAAATTATTAATCTTTTTTGATAATGGATCTATCATTGGATTAATAGTTTCTTCTACTTCATTCTTATATAGAAATTCATCACCATCGTATGATGGCTCTTCTTTCTTAGGAAGTGGTTCTTCAACTCCTGTATATGAATTGAATAATAGTTCATTAAATTTATCTGATAGATCAGGATTATTTCTTATGGACTGCATTATATTAACATCTCTTGCATTCTCTTTCTTATAATTATCCATTTCTAATCCTTTGGATAATAAAGTATCTATTTGATCATCTGATATTTCTACATCTTCTCCTCTCCATTTAATTATTCTTTTGGATGATGGAGTAATTACTTCTTCGGTATCTTGAGTATCTTCATTATCTTGAGTATCTTCATTATCTTCTATATCTTGAGTATTTTCTACATCTTCAATATCATTATATTCATTCTGTTCATCTACAGGAATATCTGTTATTACAGATGTTTTACCTGTCATAGCATTTTCCATTATCTCTGACATATTAATTTCTTTTTTAATATCTTTAATTTTCATATATATTTCTCCTATAAGTAATTAATTTAGTTGTTTAATTATTTTAATTTCATTTTAACTGGAACTGTTGATACTATTCCGTCTTCTGTTATTACTAATTCTATTTCATATGGATTCTTAGTAAATGATACTACGAAACCATAACTACCATCTACAAATTTCTTAACTGCTTCTTTATCATTTTTATATCTCTTCTGTATAATTCTTTCTATTTCATTAATAGCGAATAATTTAAATCCAAATATTACTAAATATGACATATCTTGTGGTACATCTTCGACATCTGAATAATTATTGATTACATTTCTTCCATGTTTAACTATTCTAATTGATAATTCTTTAATATTTTTATAACTTAATCCTTTAATAATATCTGACCAAGGTATTTCATCTGCCATTAGAATGCTTAATAAGTTATTCTTAATAGAATCTACCTTTTCTTCGATTATAATATCTAATTCATTTGCCATTTAACTCTCCTATTTATTAATTTAGTAGTTTAGTGATTATTGTTTATATAATTTGTTATATAAAATTAATACTATTATTCTTCTGGGAATGTATTATTAACATATTTAGAAGCCTTCTCAGAGTCTTTTATTATTTCTAGGGTACCGAATACCTCTAATAGCATCTGACCCTTTAAATACAACTTACTACGTAATTTTTCATCCATTAGTTCACTACTAAAGAATTTTTTAAATAAATCAGTCTTCATACATTCTATTGTATTCTGTAAATATTTATATGTACATAATGCATCTGAAGTATTATCATTACCTAATCTTATATTTTCTATTACACTAAATAAGTCTTCTCTATTTAACATATTGTAAACCTTCCTTTAATTAATTTAGTTTATATATAATAGAAAGAGAGACTCTTTTTAATTAGTCTCTCTAAAAATTATATAGGAGGAATATATAATCTTTATCTATTCTGATTAATTATATTCATTAATTCTTCTTCACTAATAGGTGGAACTGATTCATCTGCATATTCCTGTATATCGTCTTCATCTTCATCATATTCATCTTCTACTGGTTCCATAGCAGACTGTTGAGCTTCCATTGCCTGTTGTTGTGCTAGTTGTTGTTGTTCTATTGCAACCTGTTGTTCTTCTTTCTTTTGATTAATAAAACTTTCTACGTCATATACGAAGTCTGCTTTAACTCCATAAGTATTCATTACTGTTTTCATAAATGAAGTATATATTTCAAATCCTTTTAATGGATCCAGTTGTGATAATTTATTTAAGTATGAACTAATATGAGGTGTTACAGCTGATAACTTCTGTATTTCTAATATATCATCCTTCTGACCTAGACCGCTTTCAGAATCCAAGTATACGCCTTCTGGCATGATATTATTAATAATGAACATGTTAGTTAATGCTTTTAACATATTATTAAATCCTGATTCTATTAATAATCTGGTAATCATTCTTAATCTTTTCTGTGACTGTTGTAATAATGCAGTTATACCAGTTGCTGTTTCTGATCCTGCTCCTGGAATACCTTGTGAATAATTAGATTGACCAGTTTGTTTCTCTATTGACTTCTCTAACATAGTTACAATATTATATAAATCACCAGGTAACTGTCTTGGTTTAAGTTTCTCTGTATCAATACTAGCTGGATCTGCAAATAGAATTCCTTTATCTTTATTAAAGTCAGATATTTTAACTTTACCTGCTGCATATCCTGTAGGATCAATTATCATCTTCTGTCTGTTATTCTGATATGCATTATCATATAATAATCTTAAGAAGTCTGTTCTAATCTTTTGTGCTTCTTTTAGATCACTTGATATACTTTCAGCTGATATATCTGCTATATCAAAATCATATTGATATATTGCAAATGGATAAGTTCCATATGGATTTATTTCTTTTCTCATTATTTCATTACCTATAATAGTAACGATAATATTATTTCTATTTCCTAATTCATCATATTCATGTGTATAACATTCATATACTTCTACATATTTAGATAATTCTTCTTTATCATTTTCAGCTATTTGAGCTGTTGAAGTAGTATTAGCATTCTTATATGAGTCCCATGGATTCTGAGATGTTATATAAGCACTCTTAGGAATAACTGTTTCTTCTTTATCTAATGACTTATATATACCCATATCTATTAATCTTTCTATTTCTCCAACTTCTTTACGAGCTCTATGTGCTATAAATGATGAATTATTAATTGTATCACCATCTGGAATATATAAGAAGTCTGATATATCTACATATTGAAATGATGGTTTAGAATTTTTAATAAATATAGTAGTAATTTCTTGTGAGTATTCATCTTCTAAAGGATCAGAATATTCTAGTTCTACGTCATTTCTATCTGTAAACCTTTTAGAGTATTCTTCTACTTCATCTATTTTTATGATCTGTTTCATTTTAATTGTTTCGATATCCCATATTACTTTTACTATTCCATATTTTAATATCAATGAACTTTTTAATGCTTTATAATGTGATATTACAAATTCTTCGGAATTGTATACATGCTTAATTAAATAATCATTTATAGAAGCTTTCAATTTCATCTTAACATCATCATTTATTTTATCTTCGAATTTAGGATTAATTGAATCTTTATTAATTATAATTTCTAACAATGATGGTAACATAGCACTTACTTGATTTTTACAATCTCTAGTTTTAATATCTTTAATATATTCTCTAGGTTTCTGTGTTTGATTATCTTGTCTATATACATTTAGATCACTTAATGCTGACGGTTGTACTGTGTCAATATTATATTGCTTAGCTAATTTTAACAAATTAATATATTGTGTATTATTTTTCATTGTTTAAAACTCCTATTTTTTATGAATAATTATTCGTTATTTCCATAGTGTAAACATCTCTCAACTATAGTAATAGAGCTAATCTTATTTTTCTCTATTATGACAATAGTGTTCCCATATCTATATCTAATTTATCTTCTAATTTTCTAATATCACCAGGAGATAACATAAATTTAGATTCTGCCATGTCAATATCAGCACCAGCAAAGTATTCTAATCCACTAGACGCATACTTCATAATAGCATATCTTAATCCTGCTATACAATCATCATTGGTGTTAATATAGTCATCTGTTGTTCTACCAGTCTTTCTATCTTTCTTATATGAAAAGTTAATTAACTCTCTATATGTATTAATACAAGTATTTGATATAATAATATTCTTATTCTTTAACCAGTCTATTGAAAATTTAATTGAATTATTAAATTTATTAACTGGTTCTGCTATTAATCCTTGATTACACATTGATTTAATAGTAGCTGGTTCTGCTGAATCGCAATATATCATTCTACCTATACAATCTGTATCAGTTAATATAATATCTATAAATTCATTTCTAGTAGTATTCTTTATATATACTTCATCAATTATATAAATATTATCTGGTTCTTTATCTTTTAATCCTACCACTATATATGTTGATGCGTGAGCATGACCGAAATCTACTCCTATTAATATTTTATCATATTGAGTATATAATGTAGGGATTACATCTTTACGTATTCTTTTTCTATCGAATACATATCCTTCAACTCTAGATGACCATTGACCTAATGTAAATATATTATAATTATGTTCATCTTGTTCATTTTTCATTTGGTTAATATATTCATCATCTAGAAATCTATTATCTTTATAAGTAGTATGTAGTATTAATGCATTCTCTCTATAATTTTTATATATTTCAGAATATGATATTCCTTTATCTGGATCTATTTCAGTGGAAAAGAAGTAATATCTAATCCATGATTCATAATCACAAGGATTTAGAGTGAATATTATTTGTTTCTTTTTTCCTATCCCTCTAAGTCTACGATTAAATTCTCCAAAGGCTTCTGGTGATATTTCTGTAGCTTCTTCCGCCCAGATCAAATCTATATCAGCTATACTTTTTAATTTTTCAATATCATCAAGTCCAGAGAATATTATAGTAGCACCATTAATTGCAGTTATTTGATCTCTAGTAACCTTAAAAAAACTACTAAGATTTAGGTTTTTAATCTGTCCCTCTAAGTTTTTCTTTACTGAGAATTTAATGGTTTTGTGTATTTGTCTAACACATAATACATTAATATCATAAATTAACATTTTAAGTAGAATCATCTGGGCAACTGATACACTCTTAGAGCTACCACTGCTTCCAAATATCACTAGGAAACGCTTTTGGGACTTAAACATTTGTTCAAGGTATATTTTATTAACTTTTTCTGGAAGTCCTTTAATATTTAATTTCATTAGACCTCCTACAGTCTTTAATATTTATCCTATTGTGGTGTAAAATAGCAGAGAAACAATTTTAGGATTAATTGCTTTCGGATGCACTGTCCTATCTCTGCTGTATTTATCCTTCCTTCAATCACTATCTATTCTATTTATAATAATATTCTACTTTCATTATAATGCAAGTGCAATATAATATGACTTTCATTATAATGCAAGTGTAATTTATATAAAATCATTTCCTATTATATCTATTGTAATAGATTGATCTATTTTCTGAGTATTATCCCACTTTAATAAATTTTCTAATAGAAGTTTAAAATTATTGTTAGCTTTTTCTGTTAATAATAATTTCTCTAAATGAGATTGTATTACAGTAATTGCATTAGACATAACTTCTTTTAAATTCTCTGGGTAATTACCATCTGTGAATTCTTTAGACTGTATACCCATTATCATACATATTTCTGTAACTAAAGGTATTTGTTCTAATTCTTCACATAATTTAAAATATTTATTAATATTTCTACGAGCTCCTGATTTTGTTTTGGTGTATGATCTACCATTTACAAATCCTACTTTATCAATAACTTTATCTATTTGTAATTTTATTTTATCTTTATCTACTGGTTTCTTATTTACTGGTTTCTTATCTACTATTTTCTTAGTAGAAGAATTACTATTCTTACTATTCTTACTATTCTTACTTTTTGTTTCAACTTTTTTTTTCATTAGTCATTCTGCTCCTATTATAATATTGTAATCTTAAAGGTTTATTAATATATTATAAATTAATTTTATATATTTTATTATTACCCCGGTATATTTATAATAACTTTTCAATAGCAGAGCCAAATGTTATTTTTTTAATATTAAACCATATTGTTTAAAAAACAGAACATCGAACTCTTTAATATAAGAGTTCGACATTCTAAATTAATACCAAGGAGTTTTGCTATAAACTATCAAAGTTTACTTAATTTGTTATACATATTTAAGCTATTTATTAAGATTTATAATAACTAGACTACATAATTCTAAGACTTATAATACCTTATACAAAATATTAAACAATATGTGTATCTAATTTATGCTATATAATATACGAGGAGATAGTTTTAAGCTCTTCTAAGACTACTTTACTATATTTTAATACTAATGTATGCCTAATACAATAATAATGTCTTATAT